TGCCGGATATGGAGGAGTTTCGGGCGGTGAAGGGTAAGGTGCGGGCGCGGGAGGAGTTTTATGAGGGGTATGTGCCGGTGTCGGCGGAGGTGTTGGCGCGGATGGATGCGGCGGCGGAGCAGTTGCGCAAGTCGGCGGATCTCGAGGAGCGGAAAATTTGGGCGGTGTATGCGTTGATGCGGTGGTGTGGGTTGCGTAATTCGGAGGTGGGGGCGCTGCGTTGGGAGTGGTTGGTGCGGGGTCAGCGGGGGTTTTTGTGGAAGTTTGAGCGTTACCAGGATGAGGCGGGGGTGTGGCAGTTGCCGAAGGGGCGGCCGGGGCAGGTGCCGGTGCGGTCGCGTTTGCTGGGGCAGTTGCGTTATGCTCTCAAGTCGCGGCGGGTGGGGTTTGTGATTCCGCGGGTGAATCGGACGGAGGTGGAGGTTTTAACGGAGCGGCGGATTAATGCTTTTGTGCGGCCGTTTATTCCGGATCGGATGAAGGGGGCGTATGAGTTGCGCAAGCAGTTTGGCGCGGAGGTGGCGCGGCGGGATGGGATCGAGGTGGCGAGTCGGGTGTTGCGGCACGCGGATATTAAGACGACGTGGAAGCATTATCACGCTCTGTTGGACGAGCCGGCGCCGTTGTAGGGGTGGCGGCGGGATTAGCTTTTGTCACTGGCGGGGTCGTGGTGACGTTGGGTAGTTGTTTGTGGTCGTGGCATTTTTTGCCTGCGGTTGGGTCGGGGGAAGGTGGCGGCGCGGCGGGCGGCGGCGGCGCGGGCGGGGCTGGGGCGTTGGGCTAGTAGGCTGGCGGCGTTGATGGCGGCGCCGCAATGGGGGCAATGGTCGGGGGTGTTAGGGGTGCGGGGTGTTTTGGGTTTCATGGTTTCGTTTGCCTTCGGGTGGGGCGGCGTAGGTGGTGATGTCTCGGGTGGCGCGGAGGATGGTCTTGAGTTCGCGGAGGATCATTATGACCAGGCCGGGCGGGTGCGCGGCGAGGAGGGCGCGAACGGTGTCGCGGGCGATTTGTTTGGCTTGTTGGGCACTCATGGGTTGGCGGGGCCGGGTGGGTTTATGCCCGGCGCCGGGAGTGTCCGGCGCCGGGGTGTGGGTGGGTCAAATGTCGACCTTCTCAAAGCCCGTGTAGTCGTCCAGAAAGGCGGCGACGTTGGCCAAGGTGGGCTGGCGTTGTTCGTCGGGCAGCTCGTGCCAGGAGTCGTGTCGCTCACATTCCGCGAGCCAGGCGTCGAATGATTTGGTGATGCGGCGGCCGATGGCGCGATCGGTGGCGGCGTAGTGGTCAAGTGGGTGCGGTGTGTTCATGGTGTGGTTGTGTTTTGGTTGTTGGTGGTTGGTTGGTCAATGGGAAACGGTGTCGTAGTCGGTGAACATGGCGAGATATAAGCGGGATTGGTGCTCGATCTCGGCGGACCAGCCGGAAAAGTAGCCGTCTTGGTAGCTTTCGCCGTGCATGTGGTCGCGGCCGGGGCATTGGAGCCACAGATCGGGGTTGCCGTCGGCCAGGTCGGCGAGGATTTGCCGGGCGTGGTCGGTGGCGTCAGGGCCGTCGAGGAGCTCGGCGGCGGTGGCGCGGCCGGCGTGGCGGCCGTGGCGTTCGCCTAGTTCATACCCGCCGCGGAGGCGGTCGAGGTCGGCGAGGGTGTCGGGGTGGGTGGTGGGGTGTGGTGTGGTCATGTTGTGGTTTGCCCGTTTGTTTGTCCGGTCGGCTCGTCCGGGTTGTGTTGTTTGTTTGTGGTTGGCCGGGTGGCCGTCCGTGCCGGGCCCGCGGTGCGGGGCCGGTGTCGGGCGGTCAGGCGGCAAAGGCTGGGCGGTGGTGGGCGCGGACTTCGCCGATGGTGACGGGGTGCCAGTAAAGGTCTAACTCCACGCCGGCGCGGAGTAGTTCATGAATGGAAATATAACCCAGCTCGGGCGTGTATCCCAGGGAGGCAAGGCCAAAGGCTTGCAACTGCTCGTCTGTGCTGTCGCGTTCGGTGATCCACCAGTCGCAAGCGCCGCGGAAGTAGTGGAGGACCACGAGGGCGTTGTCGCCTTGGCCGCGGGTGCCGTAGGGCCGGGGCATGTTGGCGATTCCGGCGGCAATGGTTTTGATGGTTTGCTCGAAGTGTGGGCTTTCTTCGCCGTGGAGGGCTTCGGCTAGGGCGGCGCGTTGGCTGTGGCCGATGAAGTGGCGGAGCAGGTGCAGACGGTGGAGGCTTTCTGGTGTGTTCATGTTGTGGGTTTGCCGGTTTGGTCGGTTGGCTCGTCCGGGTTGTGTTGTTTGTTTGTGGTTGGCCGGGTGGCCGTCCGTGCCGGCGCCGCTCGAGGCGGCGCCGGTGTCGGGCGGTCAAGCGACTTGGGAGAATTGGAAGAGGTCAATTTCCTGGGCGGCTTGGATGACGGCGGGCGCGGTGGTGGGTAGCGGCTGGGCGGTGACGGCGTGGCGCCCGAGGATGAAGTCAGCGGCTTTCTGTGCAGCGCTGGCGGCTTGGACGGCCAGCTTGACGTCGCCTTTCAGTGTCTCGATCCAGGCGGCAAGATAGGCGGCGGAGTTGTCCAGGATGTCGCGCTCGATGCCGGCGGCGCCGCAGATGTAAGCGGCGGCCATTTCGGCGACGAGTTCTTCTTTGCCGTAGGGGGTGGAGCCGTAGCCGGTGGGGCTGGTGACTTCTTTGCGGTTGAGCCGGGCGGCGTGGCCGGTGCTGTGGGCCAGCTCGTGAAAGAGCGTGCCGTAGTAGGCGGGGCGGGTCTCGAAGCGGGCGGCCTCGGGCATGGTGATGGTGTCGCTGGTGGGCGAGTAGCAGGCGCGGCCGCCGGCGTGGGTGATGGTGGGGCGGTCGGGCATGTCGCTGATGATGCGTTCGGCGGTGTCGATGGGGTCGTGGTCGAAGGTGGGCACGGCGGCGGCGTCGGGTGCGGTGATGCCGTCGCATTGTTCGACGTTAAAGACGGTGTAATATTTCAGCATCCGGCCGCCGGTGCGGGCGTCAATCATGCGCTCGGTGCCGCCGTTGTCGGTGGGGACGTCGACGGCGCGGGGCGGTAGCTGCTTGGTGAAGACGACGGGGAAGCCTTTCTCGCCTTTGCGGACGCTGCCGCCTAGTTCCTGGGCTTGTTTGAAAGTGAGGAAATAGGCGGAGGAATGGCCGGACATGTGAAGCATCCAGACGTTAATCCCGCTGTAGGGCTTTTTGCTTTTGATGTTCTTAGGAAACGCGGAGGTGCCGCCGGCCCAGGGTTTTTGCCAGGGCGCGGTGCCGGCTTCGAGCATGGTGATGAGGCGGTCGGTAATGACTTGGTAGGCGATGTTTTGCATTTGGTGATTTGCCCGTTTGTTTATCCGGTCGGCTCGTCCGGGTTGTGTTGTTTGTTTGTGGTTGGCCGGGTGGCCGTCCGTGCCGGCGCCGCTCGAGGCGGCGCCGGTGTCGGGCGGTCAAAGTAGGCCGTGTTCTTTGAAACTGAAATAGCCGGGGCTGTTGTTCTGCGGGCGGCCGATGATGACGTGGTCGAGGAGGTGGATTTGCAGGAGCTCGGCAGATTCGCGGACGCGGCGGGTGATGGCGCGGTCGGCCTCGCTGGGGGATGGCTCGCCGCTGGGGTGGTTGTGCAGCAGGGCCATGGCGTAGCAGTTGGCAATGACGACCGGGCGCATGATGTCCCGCGGGTGGGCGGTGCATTCGTTAAGGCTGCCGACGGCGATCAAGAATAGTTCGGTGATGTTGTGGCGGGTGTCCATGCCGAACGCGACCAGGTGTTCGCGGCCGTCGCCATACCAGGCCGCGCTGGTGACGTGGTCGTGCCAGGCGGCGGCGAGGGCTTCGGGGTTGCTGGCGGCGCGGGCGATGGGTTCGCAAACGCGGGTCTCGATGATTTTCGCCTCGATCATGGGACGCGGGGCGAAGAGGTCGGCTTGTGGCGTGTTGTTCATTTTTGATTTGCCCGTTTATTTTCCGGTTGGCTCGTCCGGGTTGTTTGTTGTGTCGCGGGGCGTTGGTGCCTCGTTACGTTGGCAAGATTAGCGTGCGCTCGCTAGTTGTCAACGGGAATTTTCAAGTTTTTTTCATGGGGCGGGAAATGGCTTGTTTGCTGGGTTCGCGGGCGGCGGTGTCATAATCCGGGGCCGCGTGGGCGGCGTTAATTTTTGCCGGGTTCGGGGTAGGTGGCGCGGCGCGGGGTAAATCCGTCAATGACCCAGGCGACGGCGCGGAGGAGTGCCCAGGCGGCGGCGGCGGCGAGGCCAGCAAAGGCGAGGATAGCGGCGGCGACCAGCGCCCAGGGTGCGGCTGGTGGTGGCGCCGCTAGGGTGTCGAGGGTGAGGGCGGCGGCGGTGGTGAGGGCGGCGAGGGTGGCGGCCAGGATGGTGAGGCGGCGGAGGCCGCGGCGGGTGGTGGTTTTCATGGTGTGCAGGGCCAAGGGCCGATGATGATTTTCTGGTCTGGTTTATAGGGTTTTAATAGTCTCAAGCGGTGGCGGTGTCGTCCGCGTCGCGGGCGGTGGGGTTTGTGGCGTGGTCGATGGTGTAGACGACTTTCCCGGAGGCGCGGACGTGTTGGATGGTGATGGGGTCTTTGAGTCCTTCGACTAGCAGCAAGCCAGCATAGGCGCAACGGCTGAGGCCGGCGGCGGTGGCTTGGGCTCGGAGATCGCGGTCAGCGGTGGCGGGTATTTGTGTCGAGACATAGACCATCCCTTGACCGATGGGGTTTCCGCGGCGTGCGCCGGTCTTTTTCTTGTGCGGTTTCATGGTTCAATTATGGCATGAAAATTATTTCTTGCAAGGTTGAAAATAAATCTTGCAAGTATTTGTAAAACATGGGATGAACACCCCATGGACAAGATGATTGCAGTCGGAATCCCGTTGCCAGCGGACGCGGTCAAGCAGATCGACCAGCTGGCACAAAGTCAGTATTTGAGCCGGGCGGCGGCGGTGCGTGTCATAATCTTGCAAGAGCTAGCAAGACGTGCGCAAGCGGTGGCGGCGGCAACGGCTGAGGAGGTGGCGGCGTGAGCGACTCGGCTTTTCTTTTTCTCGTGTTGGTGGCGTTCAATGTCGCCGTCGCCGGGTTGCTGACCGCTGCGCGGAGGTGCCGGAGATGAACGGGCGCAAAGGAACGGCGCGGCGCTGGCTGGTGATCGCGTTTTGCCCGCTAACCGGGCCGTGGCGTCAGGTGGTGACGGCGGCGACCGCGGCGGGCGCCATCGTCAAATATTGCGCGGAACATGACCTGAGCCCGGAGCTGTGCCAAGCGTTGCCGGCCTAGGCGCCCGGGGCCCTTTTTTCTTTTTTTGTATGTCGAACAGTGAAGCGAGCAAAATGGGAACCGGTTTGCCGGTGTGCCTGAGCGTGGCGGAGGTGTGCCGTCAGACCGGACTCGGGCGAACGACGATCAGCCAGGCGCTAAGCCGGGGAGACTTGGAACATTATCGGATCGGGGCGCGGGCAGTGATCCCGGCGGCTTCGGTGGTGGCGTGGCTTGAAAGGCATCGAGTGGGGCGGCGCCAAGCGCTGCGGGTGGCGTGATGGCAAAGCAAGGCGTCAGTCTGATCGAGGCGGCGGCGGCGGCTGATGCGGCGGCCCCGGCTCTTTCTTTTTTTTCTGAGGTGGAGGAAGCAGAAAAGCGCCTTGCACAAGCGGGGGAATTTACCGGCGAGCGGCTGCACCGTGACCGGCCGGGCATTTATGCGGCGGTCGTGCGGATGGCGGCGGAGGGTCAGAGCATCTCGGCGACGGCCCGGGCGCTGGGTGTGTCGAGGAATACAGTGTGCGCGGTGCGTGAGCGTGAGGGCGTCTCTGTAGAGCAGGAGAAAAAGGAGCTTTTGAAGGACCTTCGGCGGGCTTCCCGGCTCGGGGTCGAGAAGGTGATTGAGTTATTGCCGGAGACGAAGGCGGCGAAAGATGCGGCGATCGTGTCCGCGGTCATGATTGACAAGCTGCAGCTGCTATCGGGCGAGGCGACAGCCCGCGTCGAGCGGGTCGAGGTGAGGCCGGACCAGGTGAAGGCCTTCGTTGATTCCCTGCCGGTGATCGAGGCCGAGGTCATCGAGGAGTTTTCAACCGGTGTTGCCGCCGGAACCGCGGACAAAAGGGCGGGTGCCGTCGCGGTGCCGGTGGCGGCTCTGTCTGATGTTAGATCAGATGTTCCAGAGGGCAGAGACAGAGAAGGAGAGGCCGGACGGGCCACGGATGGGGCCACGAGCGACGAGACGAGCGACGAATCCGGGAGGGGATTTGATGGGGGGGGAGGGGGTGGCGCTTCGTTGAGCCATGCCCTGGGGGTGATGAATACCGAAAAACAGAATTTTGGGCAAAGGGGCCATGACGATTTATGCAAACGCACAGCGAAAAAGAAACCGGGCGCCTCGACGCAGGCGCGGACTACAAAGAAAAAGAAGGGGGGCTCCGAGTGTTGACGAGGCAAGGAGTCAATAAGGTGGCAGACATGCTTCGGGCTCGTCGCCAGAAAGCGCAGGAGCCCGTTGAATCTGCGGAGGGTGTCGAGATAGCCCCTGCTGAAAAAAAAGAAGAGGGGGGCGCCGTGGAGCCCGCGGGGCCCATCATGGCGATGGCGGCGCGGTCGCGCAATC